TCAACAACGAGCGCATGGAGGATGACGATGAGGAATAACATTGCTACACTTCCGGAGGGGCAGAAAAGCTCCTCCGGATTCTACCCGACGCCACCGTCCCTGGCTGACAGGATGTTGGATGGAATCAACTGGATGTATGTCAGCACGATTCTGGAGCCCAGTGCCGGCAAGGGTGACATAGCGGATGCAATCAACCGGAAATGGAAGATTCACAGAGGGAACCGTTACAGCCGCGAAAACCAGCAGGCCGACATTGACTGCATCGAAATGGATCCGAACCTCCGGGCCATCCTGAAGGATAAGAACTTCCGGGTGGTACACGATGATTTTCTGACCTACACCACCTGCAAGAAATACTCCCTGATCGTCATGAATCCGCCCTTTGACCAGGGAGCAAAGCACATCCTCAGGGCTATGCAGCTGCTCCACGACGGCGGTCATCTGATCGCCCTGTGCAATGCGGAGACGCTGAGGAACCCTTGCACCAATGAGCGGGATCTGCTTCGCCGGAAGCTGGCGGAGGGAAATGCTGAGATCGAATATCTCTCGGACGAATTCCGGATAGCTGAGCGAAAGACGGACGTCGAGATCGCCATGATCAAATTCGAGCAGCCGGTCTCGGAACTGTCCCACCTGATCCTTGATCATCTGAAGCCAGCACACAAATATGTGGACATGCCGGAGGAAGAAGCGCAGGCCCTGACGAAATCCGATTTTGTGGAAGCGATCCTGGACAGGTACAATTACGAAGTGGAGACAGCGGTTCATCTGATTCAGGAGACGGAAGCCTGTCAGCGGGTTCTCAATCAGCCGGTTGTCGGAGATACCGCCTACTGCAGCTCTCCATTTGAGCTGAACATGGGCCACAATACCCGGGCCAGCGTCAACGAAGCCGTGAAGAGGATCCGGAAGAAATACTGGTCCGCGCTGTTCACCTCTCCGAACTTCATGAATCAGCTGACATCGAACCTCCGGGATCTGCTGAACAAGCGGGTGGAGGAACTGGCCGATTACGAATTCTCGAAATTCAACATTATGGAGATCGTGATGCAGATGAATGTCCAGGTCACCGACGGTGTGGAAAAGACGATCATGGATCTGTTCGATGACTGGACACGGAAGTATCACTACGATGACCACTCCACGAATAGACATTACTTCGACGGCTGGAAGACGAATGACGCCTTCGCCGTCAACAAGAAGGTCATCATTCCGATGTACGCCTATTCCCAGTGGTCAGGCTCCTTTGATCTGGATTACACCTGCCGGGAGAAGCTGACGGACATCGAGCGGGTGTTCAACTATCTGGACGGAGGACGCACTCCGGAGATTCCGCTGAAGGATGTGCTCGAAAATGCCACGAAGGCCCGGCAGACGAAGAAGATCGAGACAAAATACTTCTTCCTCACCTTCTATCAGAAGGGCACCTGCCATCTGGAATTCAAGGATATGAACATTTTGGCCCGGTTCAACATCTTCGCCGCCAAAGGCAAGAACTGGCTCCCGCCGTCCTTCGGAAAGAAGAAGTACAAGGATATGCCGGCGGAGGAACAGAAGGTGGCCAAGAGCTTCATGGGCTCAGCCGACAAGTATGACAAGGTGGTGGAATACGCCCATTATTTCCTGGCTCCCGTTACTGACACAAACCAGCTGAAGATTGGAGGATGACAGCATGAAATACTACATGGCCTATGGATCGAATCTCAATGTGGAGCAGATGCGCAGCCGGTGCCCGGACGCAAAACCGTACATTTGCACCCTGGTCTGGGATTACCGCCTTCTCTTCCGGAGGGGATACCTCACGGTGGAGAAGAAAAAGAACTGCCAGGTTCCTGTGGAGATCTGGGAAATCTCCGACCGGGACGAAAAGAACCTGGACCGCTACGAAGGCTATCCACGGTTCTACCGGAAGGAATACCTTCAATTCAACCACGTCGGACCGCATGGTGACATCCGGACAGACAACGCCCTGATCTACATCATGAACGACGGATTCCCTGCGGAGAATCCATCCATCCAGTATCTGCGGACCGTGCAGGAGGGATACAATTACTTCGATTTCGATGTCAACCACCTGATGACAGCGCTGGTAGACACATGGGAGGAGCGGCAGCGTGAGCAGAAGAACTGATCTCCCAATCATGATCGGCAGGAACCTGAGCAAAGGCCTGATGGCCATTCCGTCCCAGATAACCGGAAGGGGCATTGACCTCTACATCGTCTGGCTGAAGGAGCAGAAGAAAAGCAGAGAATCCTTCGAGCTGGATGATATCAAAGCCGTTGACGCTGTCATCCACTTCTGTGACCGGGATTCCATCCGGCAGACCGTCGATCTGCTGAACACCATCCTGAACGAATGGGAGGAAAAGCCAGATGAAAAGGCCTGAAGTGCATTACCAGTCCAGACACGAAACCGGAAACATCTTCGCCATCCTGGCCCTGGTCAGGAACGTTCTCCGGAAGGATGAATCCGTCGCCGTAGGCCTTGAGCATCGAAGGGAACACGATGCAATGGAACACGATGTTGTCCTTTCCGATGAAATGCACGAGCTTGGTATCGGGACTCTTCCACCACTTCTCCCAGCTCTGCGGCATCAGCTCCCGGGTATTGGA